ACGAGTACATCACGATCACCAAGGTCACCGCGAAGCACTTCGAAGGATCCTCGTCATGGTGGCCGGAGTCAGGGATGTGGAAGACCGACAACAGCTGGCGCATGTGGACACCACCCTTCGACTGGGTGGGCGGGTTCGTCGACATGACCGACCAGGTGCACTACGAGCTCGCCCCGCTTGCCGGTGCAGCGATCCCCACCCCGGCCACCACGATCACGATCAACATCGGTGGGCTCAGCAGCTCCAAGGAGGTCTTCGACGACCTCCGAAATGAGCGCGCCGCTCGACAGTCGAAGGCTCAGGTGCAACTCGAGGCGGTCGCACACCTGCACCACGAACGCATCGGCCAACCCCAGGTCTGCAGCGAGTGCCACAGGGCATGGCCGTGCGCGACCCGCCAGGCCGCTGATCTGGGGCTGGCCGAGTGATCGCCGACGACATCGACAAGCTGTTCACGGCCGAGGCTGGTGCGTTCGGTCAGGTGATCGATCTGCGCTGGCAGATCAACGTCGTGGCCGCACCTACCGAGAACGGCTCCCATGTGATCGTGGCCGGTGCTGTGTTCTCGTGCGCGTCGCCGCTCATCGGGCAACGCATCTACGAGGTCATCCCGCCGGCCGACCTCTCACAGTTCCTCGACCGTGCGCTGGTTCGTGATCTCCTCACCCAGCTGATCGCCCACTTCGGTCGCCTCCGCGACCAGGCCGCCACCCTCGGGACGCGACCCTGATGGCGGCGCCTGCGATCCGGAAGCTGTGGAAGGGCTCGAACATGGCGGGCACGGTGGTGGTGCGCGGCACCAGCTGGACGTTCGCACCGATGTTCATGGTGCACCAGTCGCGTGTCCCGTACCCGGACCACAAGAAGATGATCCCGATCGGGTCGGTGAACCCTGCGGCCGCCGCCGACCGGTTGGCCAAGGTCCGCACCCACCGTCCCGGCCACCCCCTGCCACCCCGCCCGGGCCATGTCTGGCGTCACGCCGGGTACGGCCAGGAGGTGGTCACGGTCGCACCGTTCGACTCATGGCAGACGTCGGACGCGCAGCGGTGCCTCGTCGGGTTCGACCCGGACACGTTCATCGCGTTGCGGCAGATCTGTGCCGGGTGTGAGCTCCGGTTCGATGTGTGGTCCGGTTGGTGTTCCTGGTGGAACCATCGCGCCAGCGCCCCGTTCCCGGTCGCAGTCCTCGCCGGATACGTCAACCGTCCGTATCTGCTCGAGGTGGCTGGCGAGTGACGTGGTTCAAGGTGGACGACAAGCTCCATGCTCATCCGAAGTGGTGGGCGCTCACCCCGAACGCGAAGGCCCTGTGGACAACCGCGGGGGCGTGGTGCGCGTCGTACAAGACCGATGGTGCCGTTCTGACGGCGCAGCTGGCGATCTTGGCCCCGCAGGTCGGGTTGACGGTCCAGAAGATGCGTGCGGCTGTTGTGGAGCTCGTGGTGGCCGATCTGTGGGTGACGACGGACAGCGGGTGGGCGTTCCACAACTGGACGGACTTCAACCCGCCGAGGGCGACGCTCGACAAGGAAGCAGCGATCGAGAAGGAACGGAAGAAGATCCAGAACGACCCGGACCTGAAGACCGCGGTCCGGGTCCGCGACGGGGACCTCTGCCGGTACTGCGGTGAACAGGTCAACTTCGCCGCCCGCACCGGCCATCTCGCCGGCCGCTACGACCACGTCATCCCCGTCACCAAGGGCGGCAAGACGACCCTCTCGAACGTGGTGGTGTGCTGCGACTACGACAACCGTCGCAAGTACAACAAGACCCTCGACGAGGCCGAGATGACCCTCCTCGACCCAGGTACCACCGCACCCACCGGAGCAGACCAGCTAAGAAACGGCTCAGTCTTTGCTCAGTCTAAGACCAGGAGACGACTCGGGTCGGGTGCGGGCCCGGGCCAGGACGGGACGGGCCTGGCCGGGCCGGTCACGGGCACGGGTTCGGGGTCGGGTCTGGCCGGTTCCCACGCTCTCTCAGGCTCAGCAGATCCTCACTCGATGCTCGAGCACGAGGTTCCTCCGCCATGGACTGATGAGGATCTCGAACGTCATTTCACCGGTATGGAAGGGGTGCACGCGTGAAGAAGGATCAGGTGCTCGATCTGTTGGTGGAACGTCTCCGCCATCACACGATCCGGAAGGTGACGTTGCCGACCGGGGCGAAGACGAAGGACGTGACGGTGTACGCGTTGGAGGACCAGCTGCGTCGTGCCCGCCATGTGGTGACGGCCGGCCTGACCGCCTCGTCACGTTCGGACGGGTACTCGACGGTGACACCTGGGAACGGGTCACCTGGTGTGGGGTCCGGGTTCGGTGGTGGGAAGGTGATGGCGATCCGTGACGAGCACGGTGAGATCGACTGGGTCCCGACATCGTCGACTGAGGCCGCGGCGATCACCCCGACCATCACCCCGGATCCGGTCGCAGGGTTGGCGCGCGAGATGCTCGCTGCGCTGGCCGAGGCCGAGCACGGGTTGGAGGCGGTCGCCCGGATCAACGATAGGTTCGAACGGTTGCAGAACACGGCGAAGGTTCCGGACCCGCCGATGTGTTGGCTGGCCCAGGTCCGCTACCGGTTGCCCTATGACGTGGCGTGGGATCCGTACAAGACGACCGACTTCGAGGGTGTGCTCGCTGACCCGTTCGACGAACCGCGCAAGGTGTCGTCGTTCGTGTACTGGTACACGCGCCGCACCCGTCAGCTGCCATCGAAGGACGACATGCTCACCTATCTCCGTGGTGCCACCGTCAGGATCCGGGCATGACCGCCGCCGTCTCGCTGTGGGTTGCTGTGCCGATGATCATGCGCGCCGTGCTGGTGATGCTGCTCGCCGCTGTGTACGCCGGCCGGGTCGTCGGCGCCCGTCGCCGCTGCCAGTGGTCTCGCTGTGTGCTGAACCGCCACCTCGATCGAGGTGCCCGATGACCGGCCACCGGTTGCACATGCAGGCGACGGGTGAGGGTGACGTGTCATGGTCGATCGAGTGCCTGCACGTCCACCCGTTCGAGGACAGTGACCGCCCGTATGTGGTGCCGTCGTGCACCACGTGGACCGCGACGCCGGGTTGCATCTGTGACTGCGCCGGGTGCCAGGCCGGTGAGCACGGCGACTGCACACAGGATGGTGTCGAGGAGATCGGGCGCCAGTGGTGCGAGTGTCGACCGGCAGGGTTCTGCTTCTACACCCACGTCCTCGACTCGGCAGGCGCTGACATGCTGAACCTGGCCGACTGGTTCAACGCGTCGTGGCCGGTCGAGGTATCGGGGAACAGCTGGGATGATCCGCTCGACGTGTCGTTGCTTCAGGGTGGTGACGGCCTGTGATCCAACTACACCCCTCGAATGTGGGCATGACATGGGAATGCTTGACACGCGAGTTACATCGTCGTAGTTTGGTACTCAATGTAGGAGGTCGTGGGTCCAACCCCGGCCTCCTTCCCGCGTCCGGGGGTCATGATGGAGCACAAGGAACTCGCCCGTCATCAGGCATCTGCCGAGCTCTCGTTCGAGGGAGAGGTTGGTCGGCGGGTCACGCCGCTCGACTCGGGGTGCTGGATGTTCGACGGGTCGAAGGATCCGTATCCAGACCTCTGGGTGAAGGGTCAAGGTCGGTTGCTGAAGGCACACCGATGGTTGTACGAGGAGCTTGTCGGCGATGTGCCAACGGGTCATCACCTTCATCACACCTGCTTCACATCGTGGTGTGTGAACCCGTACCACCTGGTCCCGTTGACCAAGCAACAGCACGCTGCAGTGCACCGCGCGGCGCGTGCCGCCTCCCTGACGTAACCACGCACGGTGGTCACGCTCGGTGCGGTGGTGTCCGGTCATTTCGGTGCTGTTGTTGCCCTCGTTCGTCGGGTTCGGTTTCGTGCCGTGACCTGGGGGTATGGGGGGTCGAATCTCTGGCCGGATCGGGGTGACGGACACCCCGGCTGCCGGATTTCTCTCCCCGATTCGGGTAGGGGGTAGCGTGCCGGCGCACGATCGATCTCACTATGCGGGGTCGTTCTACCTTCGGGCGCGTCAGGTGCGTACCGCGGCGTACGCGGACCCGTCGACGCGGTGTTGGCGGTGCGGGTTGACGCTCGAGGAGGCTCGGGTGAAGAACCCGGACCGTCCGATCCGCTGGGATGCCGGCCATCTCATCGATGGTGTGGCCAGTTCGCCGTTGGCGGCCGAGCACTCGACGTGCAACCGGGCCGCTGGTGCACGGTCGGGGAACCGCCGCCGGGGTCTGAACTCGTCGAGGCGGTGGTACTGATGGTCGCGAAGAAGCAGCAGCCGGTGAAGGCGCCGGCGAAGAAGGCCCCAGCAGCGAAGAAGGCCCCGACGAAGGCCGCCGCGCGGAAGCGGGCGCCGGCGAAAGCTGCGCCGAGGAAGCGGGCGGCACCGCGCGTGGAGCCGCCGGTGGTGAAGGTCCAGCCGAAGTCGAACACGGAGGCCGCGCAGTCCGGTGATCTTCGGGTCGCGTTGGAGAAGCTGCGCGACACGCTGGCCGGCGATCTCGATGTGGCGATGCCGACCGTTCGTGCGCAGCTGGCCGCGCAGTATCGGGCGACGCTCGCCGATCTGAAGGCGTTGGCACCATCCGGGGGGAGGGCAAAACGTGACGAACTCGCCGCACGCCGCAGGGCACGCACCGCGGATCGGCGCCCAGCGGCCAAGCCGTCTGCTCGTTCCTGACGGGATCGTGTCGACGGACTCGGGTTCGGATGCTGTCGAGTTCGCTGGGGACTGTGGTCTGGTGCTCGATGACTGGCAGGCGTGGGCCGCGGAGATGCTGCTCGCTGAACGCGCTGACGGTTCGAGGGCTGCGTCGCAGGCGTTGATCATCGTTCCCCGTCAGAACGGGAAGAACTCGATCCTCGAGGCCGTCGAGTTGTACGGGCTGTTCGTGGAGCTCCTCGAGTGTCAGGTGCATTCGGCGCATCTCGCGGACACCTCGGCGAAGCACATGGCCCGGTTGAAGATGTTGATCTCGGCGGATCCGGAGCTGGATGCGATCACGAAGATCTATGAGACGAACGGCAAGGAACGGATCGTGAACCGGGAGACCGGCGGAGTGATCGAGTTCTCGACCCGTACGAAGTCGTCGAAGCGTGGCGCGTCGCCGCAGCGGATCGTGTTCGACGAGGCGTTGTTCCTGTCGGATGAGCAGCTGCAGGCGATGGTCCCTGGTCTGGCTGCGCAGTCGATGGATCCGGACACGGCTCCGCAGATGGTGTTCACGTCGTCGGCGCCGCTCGCCGAGTCGACGGTGTTGCATCGGCTCCGTAAGGCCGGTGTCGAGTGCACGTCGCGGCGGATGTTCTTCGCGGAGTGGGGTTGCGATCCTGGTGTCGACCCGTACGACCAGGAGGCCTGGTATCGGGCGAACCCGGGGTTGGGGATTCGGATCTCTCCGGAGTTCATCGCAGAGTCGGAGATCCCGATCTTGCAGCCGGACGCGTTCCTGATCGAACGGCTCGGTGTTGTGCTCGGCGAGGACGCCGCGCCGACGGTGATGCCGGAGTGGCCGAAGTGCGCCGACCCTGGGTCGCAGATGATCGGCACCCCGTCGATCGCTGTGGACGTCGCGCCGGATCTGTCATGGTCGTCGGTCGCGGTGGCCGGTGTTCGTGAGGACGGGTTGCAGCACCTCGAGCTCATCGAGCATCTCCCCGGGACCGGGTTGACGGTCGATGTAGTCGTGAAGGTCGTGCAGTTGCATGGCGGTCAGGTGTGGTTGGATCCTCGTTCTGAGGCGGCCGGGCTGATCGAACCGTTGAAGCGGGCGGGTGTGGACGTCGTCGAGGTGAAGACCCTCGACTATCTGAAGGCGTGTGTGCAGCTCCGCCAGGACGTGGCGAACGATCTGGTCCGTCATCGTGATCAGACACCGTTGTCGGCGGCGGTCGCGGGTGCGGCGATCAAGCCGGTCGGTGAGGGCTGGGTGTGGGCCCGACGTTCGTCGAGTGTGGACATCTCACCGTTGGTCGCGGTGACGCTCGCGAAGTTGGCCGCCGACCAGGCGGATATCCGGACGGCGTCGGTTGGCGGGTCCTACGACCAAGAGGTCTATGCCGCTGAGGTTGAGCGGATCAGGAAGGAGGAAGCCGATGCGTTCGCTGCGATCACTCGCAAGTAAGTCGAGGTCGGCTTTCGTCGCCGGCCGCCACAAGATCACCGCGGGTGCGAGTGCGGGGCGTCGCGCGTTCCTCGCTGGACGCGGGTCGCTGCTCGAGCTCGCCGGCTTCGCGGCGGTGACGAAGGGTGCGTTCGAGATTTCGTCGACGGCCGGCTGGATGGTCGGTGGCGGGTTCCTGGTGTTCGCCGGGTACGCGGTCGACCGGCCGTCAGCCGCTGACCTGATCGAGGGTGATCTCGAATGACGTTGATCGGTCGCGCGTTGAACAAGGTCGAGGCTCGTGGTTCGTTCGGGTGGCCAACGGGCACGATCCCGCCTCCCGGTGCTGATCCGTCGATCGGGAACTCGGTGTCATCGGTGTCGGAGGCTGCGACGCTGCAGCTCGTCGACGCCTATGCGTGCACGTCGCTGATCGCTGACTCGGTCGCGATGTTGCCGGTCGACGAGTTCGCTCGGGGTGCGGAGTTCCGTCAGCCGCTCCCGTTGTCGACGATCATCGACCAACCTGATCATGAGCTCGACCGTTGGGAATGGGATCAGCGGATGGCGATCTCGATGGCGTTGCGCGGCAACGCCTACTCGGTGCACTACGAGTGGGATCCTCGGACGGGTCAGCCGCTCCACACGCGTGTGGTGCACCCGGATGACATCTTCCCGCGGCGCAACGGTGCCGGCGGGATCGAGTACGTCCTGCGCCAGTCGGCGAAGGGCGGGTACGACACGGTCCCCGCGTCGGATGTGCTGCACGTGCGGCTGGTGACGTTGCCCGGGGCGTTGAAGGGTCTGTCGCCGATCGAGTGTGCGCGCCGGGGGATCCGGATGGCCATCAACACCGAGAACTTCGGTGACCGCTGGTTCGTTGATGGTGCGGCCCCGTCGTCGGTGCTGGAGACCGATCAGACGATGGACGACGATGAGGCGATCCGGATGCAGGCCCGGTGGATCGCCGCTCACGGTGGCGGCCGACGCCGCCCGGCGGTGTTGTCGGGTGGGATGAAGTGGAAGCCGGTGACGATCACCCCGGAGGAATCGCAGTTTCTCGAGTCGCGGAAGTTGAACACGAGCCAGATCGCACGGATCTGGCGTGTGCCGCCGCACATGATCGGTGATGTCGAGAAGTCGACGTCGTGGGGGACCGGCATCGAGGAGCAGGGGATCGGGTACGCGGTGTACACGCTCGGCGCGTACCTGTTCCGGTTGGAGGCCGCGAAGTCGCGGGCTCTGCTCCCGAAGGACCGGTACACGAAGTACAACGTCGGCGGGTTGCTCCGCGGTAACGCGAAGGACCGGTACCTGTCATATGCGATCGCCCGCCAGTGGGGGTGGTTGTCGGTGAACGACATCCGCCGCCTCGAAGATCTCGGCCCCATCATTGGTGGGGACGTCTACCTGCAGCCGTTGAACATGATCGAAGCCCAAGCGGCCCTCGACGCGCTGACCAAGCCCGACCCCCAGGGAGGAAAGCCCGCATGACCATGACCATGGAACACCGCCGGGCGGAGCGTCCATCGCTGCTGCCCGAGTACCGCGCCTACGGCATGACGTCGATCGAGACCCGCGCCGCCACGGATGGCGGCCCGATCGTTCACTTCGAAGGCATCGCCTCGGTCGTGAACCACGGGTACGACCTGTACGGCGGGTGCGAGGAGGATGGCGGCTGGACCGAGTTCGTCGACAAGGGCGCTTTCACGAAGACCCTGTCGGAGAACCCGCTCGTGAACTTCGTGATCAACCACGAGGGGATGTCGCTGGCCCGCACCCAGAAGGTCGGCGCGGTGAAGCCCGCAACGTTGGTCCTGTCCGAGAACCTGCGCGGTGACCTCGCGGTCGCCGCCGACCTCGACACCCGTCAGGGCGTCGTCGCTGATCTCGTGATCGGGATCGAGCGGGGTGACCTCGACGAGATGTCGTTCAAGTTCCGGGTGATCCGCGACAAGTGGCTCACCGCCGACGGTATCGAGGTCCCTTGGTGGGATCTCGCTGGTGTGGAACGCCACATCGTCGAGGTGTCGCTCCACAAGGGCGACGTCTCCGTGGTCAACTTCGGTGCGAACGACGCCACGTCGGCGTCGCTCCGTGCGCTCGAGGGTGCGATGGCCGCCGTCCGTTGCGGTCGGCCTCTCACCGATGAGCAGCGCACCGCGCTGATCTCCCGGATCGATCCGGCAACCGACACCGCCCCGGTGCCGGAGCCGGTCATCAAGCCTCGCGGGATGAGCGCCCAGCTCGCCCGCGGAATCGCCGGTCTCTGACCGGCACCCCGTCACGCCGGACCGTCACGCCGGACCACCCGCACGGGTGGCACCACCTGAACGGCACCACCTGACACCACCCCACAGTCCGCAGACCAACAAAGGAGACCCCTATGTCTGCACGCAACCGACTCGCGCGGGTCATGTCCGCCCGTGACGAGAACCGCACCGCCCGTGACGCCATCCTCGAGGCCGCAGAGGCCCGCGAGGACCAGGCGCTCACCGCCGAAGAAGACGCCGAGTTCCGCTCGGTGATCGAGACGCTCCGCGCCAACGAGGCCGAGATCGCCACACTCGAGGTGGAGGTCCGTTCCGACGACGCCGCCGAGCTCGCCACCCGCCGTCTCGGCGCCGGGTTCTCGGGCCAGGTCCGCATCGGCCACGAGCCCACCACCTACCGGCAGGGCGGCGAGCACTCGTACCTGAAGGACCTCGTCCGTTCCCGGATCCCCGGCCAGGACCCGGAGCCCCAGGCCATCGAGCGTCTCACCCGTCACCGGGCCGAGATGACCCGCCTCCAGGCCGACGCCGGCATGGAAGTCCGCGCCAACATGTCCCGCACCGACGGCACCGGTGGTGACTTCGTTCCGCCCATGTGGCTGCTCGACAAGTACCTGCCCCTCGCCCGTGCCGGCCGTGTCACCGCCGACCTGTGCAACAAGGTCCCGCTGCCCGCCGGCACCGACACCATCGCACTGCCGAAGGTGGCCACCGGTGCAGCGACCGCAGAGCAGGCCGACGGCGGGTCGGTCCAGAAGACCGACATGACGACCGGCAACATCACCGCGGCGGTCACCAC